CACGCCGCCATCGTCGGCGCGATCTTCGCGAACTTGTTGACGTGTTCAACCAGCGCGAACGCATGGTCAGTAGCATCGGGTTGCTTGTCTTCTGTCATGCTCATATCCTCTCAGATCGCCAGCGCGAGGCCGGTTGCGGCGGACGCTAGCGCGGTTACGGTCAATGTGCCGACGACTAAGGTCGCGCCGACGACTTCGGTCATCAGTCCCCATACCGCGAACGCGGTTCAGGCAAGTGGTGTTGCTTTCCGGCCCGTGACCGGTGCCAATCGCTGTGCTGTGCCCACGGGTATCCCTTCTCGAACGATCCGCCCAACGTCTCCGCATTCGGTGGCTTGGTGATGGCGGAGCACCACTTGCACGCCGGTATGGGAATGGTGGGCGTGGCGGCGTCCTGGGGAAACCTGCCACGCCCACACGCGGACGGAAGTCCGGGAATCTGGTTCTTGTACGCGTGCTGCGTTTTCGCGTAGTGCGCGTGAGCCCAGTGGTACGTCATCGGTTTGCTAGCTGTAGTGCACGGTCTGGCTCGCCAAGCGGTTGGCACTGTCGATCAGCCGCTTGGATTCGACTGGAAGCAGTCTCTCAGCGTGCGTGTGCGCGGCGTGTACGAGGTTGATTGCGTCTTCTCGCGTCAGCTCGACGATGTACATCGTCGGGTGGTACATGTACTCGCCTTCGGTCATGTCCGTCATTCGTCCTCCTCCTGGTGTCGTTTCAGTGCGTCGATGGTCCGCTCGATCGGAACGGCATCCCGTTCGACGCCGTTCAGCTTCGCGTCTCGCGCCATGTTCTCGGGGCTGAACGGGTTGTCACCATGGATGCGGCGCGCCCGTTCGGCAAGTCGTTCGTCTTCGGTCATCGGTCACCCTTCGGCATAATCGTTTCGGCCCACCGGGCAGCCGCTTCGGCTTCGGCAGCACTGCGCACCGTAGCATTCCAGTGCGTCAAGTGGTCGCGTAGTTCATCGTCGCCCATGAGCGGCACCCGCATAGCAATTTCAGCCATCAGGTTTGCATAGTCATCGTTGTTCACAGTCCCAACACCTCGCGCGTCTTGTGGTCGTTGCAGTACTGCCCGAGATCGGTGCGCTCATAGCAGCCGTACGTGTAGCAGACCATCAGCTGTTCGCACATGTCTGTGTACACAAAGTGAACGCGTGCGAACGCCTCGTCGTAGTCCGGGGATTCGTGGTTGATCGCGTCCGCGTAAGCGAGGTGCGAGTCCCGTTCGGCAGCCGCGAGCACGTTGCGGATCGGGGTGGGGATGTTGTGGAGCTTGACTGTCATCATGAGTCCTTTCGTCGTGGTCGTACGTCTCACGATACACCTGCCTCGCAGGTTTGGCAAGCCACCCCCTTGTGCAGGCGCGCAGGCATCCTGTACTGTTGAGGCAAGACCAACGACGAACGACAAGGGGCGACAATGGACCTCGACGAGGCCGCGCACATGGCACGCACATTGATGGCAGACTATGACCTTGACTTCGAGGGGTGGATTTTCGCCTTCGACAACGCCAAGCGTCGATGCGGGCAGTGCACTTTCAGTAAGAAACGGATCACGCTGTCAAGCTATTACGTTGATCTCAACAGCGCGTCCGAAGTTCGCGACACCATCCTGCACGAGGTAGCCCACGCCATTGCTGGACCCGGTCACGGGCACGATGCGCACTGGCGGACCATCGCCCGGAACATCGGTGCCACGCCGAAGCGTTGCGCGGAAAACGTCGCTATGCCGGAAGGGAAATGGCGTGGCTCGTGTCCCTGTGGTGCCGCTTCGGTAGCCACGCGTCACCGGATCACGAAGGGAACCCATTTCTGCCGTATCTGCGGTAGTGACGTGACATGGTTGCCGAACCCGAGCTAGACTAGAGATCGCATCATCTACGTGGGGCTGGACCGGCACAACGGTTCGGCCCCGACAACGACAAGGATCAAAGACATGCCGGTGACAGTACGCAATATCGACGCCTCCGCATGGGAGGCGCAACCAGAATCTCTACTCAAACTCCAGTACCCGGAGCGTCGTCGGTGCTATCGCTGCCGCAACTACCTCGACGGTTTTGGTCCGTTTTGGGGCGTGTACTGCGGGTATCGATGCGCAGGAAGACCGGCTCCATCCGATGACCCGCGAGACTGGCCCCGTAAGCACTACGGCACAGTAGGTCACTGGAAGACCATGTATGACTCGCCGAGTGACCCACGGATCCGGTTCGATGCAGAAAATGGACGCGCAAACGTGTATTTCTGCGACTACTGCGGCTCGTGGCACACAGGCACACTGAAAAAGGACCGATGACATGGCCGAACAGCACATCGTCACATGTCCTGAGTGTCGCCGAAGCATCGTTCTCCGCTTGGACGGCAAGCTGCGGCATCACAGCTCAAATAGCCTCTTGGCGTTCGCCAGCTCTCCCGAGCACGCCTGCCCCGGTGGTGGAAAGTCACCTTACGACACGAAGGGATCACGCACATGACCGAAATCGAAATGCTCAGGGCCGCCAACGAGGGTCACGTGCGGATGATCGCCGACCTCGCAGCGGAGCGCGACCAGATCAAGCGTGAACTCGAAGCTGCACGTAAAGCGCTGGGAGTTAAAGATGAGTGACCGCAAGTATCCGGTCCGTGATTCGGGACCCATGTACAACTTCCCGCTGCCGACAGAGACGCTGCGAGCCGAGCTTGCCGAAGCACGCGAAGACATCAAGAGTCTGAAAACCGATGTCGCCGAAGCTCGCGGCATCGTATTCGACCTTGACGAAGAGCTGAGCAACGCGAAGTCGCGTATCTACGCCGTAACCGAGGAGTTGCGCAAGACGAAGACAGAGCTGTACGACATGAAGCGCGAGCGTGACAAGATGCGCACCGAGCGGGACAAACTCCTCTACGATTCCCCGCCTCAATAGGCTTGACCTGCACAAACACGCAATCTAAGAAAACTCGACACCCCCTTGCGGACTTCCGTGAAGGGGTGTTATGGTTGAGGGGCCAAAGACGAACGACGATAGGACGAGATGATGGAACTCAAGGGCCAGACCGTGTACGTGGTCAACACCTTCAACCGCGAGGACATCGCGCAGGGCTACCAGATCTTCGCCAACAAGGCTGATGCCCTCAAGGCGGAAAAGGCCGCTAACCTCAAGGGTAAGAAGTACGGCGATTACGCCTACACCGAGCCTGCCGTTATCGGCTAACGCTGCCTGTGTTCCCTCCCGATGACAGGACGGGAGGGGACTAGGGGAACGTTGGACACGATGAGAGGATCGAAGATGGCTCGAAAAGTTCCGAAGCGCGATTACGGGCAGGCCAAGTCCGCCCCCGCGCGAGCTGCGTCAACCTGGACGCCGTTCGCGGCCCCGAAGGGGCGACAAGACATTGCGGATGATGTCAAGTACGACGCCTATGACCGGGTGAAGCGCAGCTGGATCACGCACAACCCGAAGCGAGGCTAACCGTGGCAAAGCGCAGACAGCGACCGATCGACGTCAAAGACGTCGTGTGGTCGCACATCGGGAAAGACGAACTGGACAAAGCAGCCGAGTCGGTATGGGAAGCTCTTCGTAACGGTGGCGTGATCTTCGAGTACGGCAGCATCAATGAGGCGTACCCGTACCACGTGCTGTCGTCCAACGACCAGGCAACCGTGCAACGAGCAGTCATCACGGTACTCGGAACTACAGTCCCGACGTTGCTGCGCGACTTCATCGACTACGAGGACATGCCGAAGGACGCGAAGCGCGCACTTCGGGAACTTGCCGAGGAACTGGAAGAGGAACACGGCGTCTAGCTGGGAAAACACAACCGAAAAGAAAAACCTGGTACCCCCTGGACAGCCATGTCTAGGGGGTGCTATTGTTGTCCTTACAAGGCCGAAGGGCCTAGGATCAAAGACAAAGGATGAATGACATGAACCGCAACATGAACGCCGCCGACATTGTGAAGATGGCCGAAAAGGGCACCGAGCAGCTGATTGCGCAGGTGAACCACGGTAAGACGCTCACGCGAGAAGCCTACGCCACCGCTTACATGCGCACCTTCCCCCTGTTCCTGGACAAGTTTCTGAACAACATCGCCGCCCAGCACGGCGCGGAAAAGGGTGCTCAGGTTCGCGAAACCGTTGTATCGTACCTCGAATACACTCACGCCAACTAGCCAGTACCAGGGAGTGGCTGCCGTAAGGTGGCCGCTACCGATCAGAGAATGCGAAGGTATGTTGTGCAAGACCTCTCCCCCGAAACACTTGATATGCTCCGCAGGCTCGACACCGAACGCCACCCCGATTGGATGCGGGGCTACCTGCGTCCCTTCCATGACTCCGCTATGTGCTTGACGGGCATCATTCCGGACGGTCCCGAACTCCAACATGCGCTGCGAGGCTACGTCGAAACGCAATACCTGGCACTGGAGCGGCTGCACGCCTACATGGACGATCAGTAATCAAGCAGAGTTTCTTGCCACGGGGCTTGCGCTCTGGCGAAGTGGCGGGTAATGTTGAGTGTACAAAGACCAACGATGAAAGGTAACATCATGGAACTCAAATGGGTGGAAACCACCGACCTGCGGGGCCGGAAACTCCTCACCTGCGACACCGACGTGATGCGGTTGGAAATCCACGACGACGACCGGCCGCAATACCGGTACTCGATCACCGCTAAGCCGCTGCCGATGTCTGGTATTCCCGGACACTACTTCTCCGTTCCGTACAACTACTTCGCCGTCTGCAAGGATGTCGAAGAGGGCAAGCGTCGTCTCGCCGCGTACGTGAGAGAGCTGCTCTCCTGATCCGTTGGAACGGGCCATCCTTCGGGGTGGCCTTTTCCCCGGGGAAACGTGTAAGATCCAGACAAACGACGAAAGGGTCAACGACATGGAAGACGCATCACGGGCAGACCTACCGGAATGCGAGCAGTTCGGTGACGACGAACCGAAAGACGGTATGAACGTTGCACCTTGCGTGCATTGCGGTAGGAAAATTCGCGTCAGGAAGTCGGGTGTGTTCCGGCATCACCTGAGTAACGAGCCGATGTACCCCGAGGCAACGTTCACCCGAACGTGCGTCAACAGCGAATACCCGCCCTTCCGTGTATGATGTACACTCGAAGACAACGACGAACGACAACGATCGGACAGCCATGAACATCACCGAAACCATGCAGGCGCACACGCCTTCCCACGCCAACGGCGTCACGTTCTGTGCGGGCTGCCTCACCGACACCGGTCCCTACGTCATGTGGCCGTGCAAGCCCGTTCTTGACCTTCGCATCGGGGCGAACCACGAGGCGCGCTTGCAGGCCGCGCGGCTGCGCGAGCTTGCGGACCGATACGACACCGAAGACGGTCATGACGGGTTCGCCGACTACATCGACGGGCTGCGCCACGCTGCCAACGTGATCGACCCTGATGTTGACGAGAGCATGGACGAGCGAGAATGACCGACCCCGATGCGCCTTCACTGCCCCGCTGCATGCCGGACAACCCGCATGCAGGGTTCGGATGCAAACTGCCCTACGCCTCAGGTCTGCGCTGGTTCATCTGTCCGACCTGCGGAACGTCGTGGTTCACCAAGCCGTCGCGGTGGGCACTGCGTTCCGGTTGGTCCTGGACGAAACTGGAAACGCACCTCCGAGAGGCCGCTAAAGCCGGTATTCGTGAGCGATTGACCAGGGAAAACAAAGAAATCTGAAAAACATTGGCCCCCGGCTTGTGCTGTCCACACCGGGGGTTATATGCTTGTGGAACGCAAGACGAAGACAACAACACAGTGTGAAGACAAAGATGAAGGATGATGACATGATCGACGTTCTCACCGCCCGTTGCTGGACCATCACCTGGGTGAACACGTTCCCGTCCTACATGAACCCCGAGGGCTACGGTCCCCGCCCGTTCCCGGAACTGCCCGGAAAAAAGGTGAAGGTCTACACCCTCACTGAGGCGAAGGCGCGACTGGCGGAACTGGAAGGCCCGGACGCCTGGGCTTACCCTTCAACCAAGTTCGCTCTCGACTGCGACACCGATCTCGCCTGACTGAACAGAACCGGAACCCCGCCCAAGTGGCGGGGTTCTTGGTTTACCTGGTGAAACACTCGCGCAGAAAGTTCGGGGGACCCCCTTGACAGTGCCCCGTGATGGGATGTTATGCTTTACGGACAAAGACCAAAGACGAACGAAGGAACGATCATGACTCAGCTCCACATCCTCGGAACCAGCGATGAGCAGACCGTGTGCGACATGTGCGGCCGGATGGAACTAAAGCTCACCGTGATCATTGCCGACGAAGACAACGAGATCACCGGCCGCTACGGGACCTCGTGCGTCGACATCGTTCTCAACAACGGAAAGCGCCGAACCACGGCTGCGAAGGCACGCGAGATCGAAGAGTGTCGCAAGGACGCGATCTACACCAATCTGAGCCACTTCACCACGGAGCTTTCCAAGGACTTCGGATACGCGATGACCTTCATGGTTTCCGCCATCGCGGCCCACAACCTCATCCCCGTCCCGTCGACCGCCAAAGCGATCAACGCTCGCCTCGACAAACTGGCGGCGAAGAACCCGGCAGCGGCCAACGCGATGCGCGGCCAGATCAACTAGCCACGGAGAACGGTCCCGGTCCAAGAGGATCGGGTCTTCTCTTTGCGGAAACGTGTAAGCGCTTGCCAGACGGGGGAGTGACATCACCCGCCGGTCATTTAGTGGCTCTCCACCCGCCAACCACCCGAAAAAGAAAAACCCTTTCAAATCGGACACCGACCCTGACCACCGCTCTCCCTCGCGCTGTGGTAAGCTAGACGTTCACGACGAAAGGACATGATGATGGCGAAGAAAGACGACACGTTCGACAAGGTCATGAAGGGTATCAAGAGCACCAAGGGCTTGACCAAGGCGCAGCAGGCCGAGCTTGACAAGCGCAAGGCCAAGGGTGAGGACCAGGCGACCAACGACCGCAAGCGCAGGGCCACGCAGAAGAAGGCGAAGGACCGGCGACGCGGTGACGATGGCGTGATTGACACAGGCATGTTCGGGTCGTAACTACACAGCTACACACAGGGGCATCCCGCCATGGGGTGCCCCTTTGTTATGCCCTGTGTAGCTCTCTAAGCGCCTATACCCGCATACCCTAACCCGTGTAGGCATACGACATGTGAGTCCGTCAGCGTTCCGCACAGAGGCCGGACGGGCTATGTGGGTCTAGGACCACGGCCCGCGCTGGCAGGCTTGGCTCTGGGAATTCCCGGGAACGCTTCCCAACAAGGGCGTTGTTACTGAACTGTGACCACCAAATCCAAGGGATATCCCAGGTCAGTGCACATATGAGACCATGTACAACCGGGAACCGGGATCACTACCGGGAAGTGTTGTTCCCGCAAGTTATCGTTCTGTGACCTACTGGCTAGACACTGTCAAGATTCGATCCCAGGGCGCTCCGGGAACCGGCCGCCCATACTTGAGTGCCTTGCGCTCAACTCGCGCCCCATCTCCGCGAGCCCCACCCGCAACTCCGCCGTGGCCGCCATCCACTGCTCATCGCTCAGTTCGGCCGCCTGTAGTGCCCTCTGGAGCACGCTCGCGATGTTCCGTGCCTCCGCCTGCACCGACTCGATGTAGCGCTCTGAGAGGCCAGCTGAGACGGCTGCACGGGCTACCTGTGCGCCGTGGGCGCGTTCCTCGCGGCTTAGCTTGACCCACTCCCTCAGCTCGCGGCCCTGTCGAGCTCGTGCAATCTCGAAGTCTTTGGGGTCCCAGTCGTGCGCCTGCGCTTCCAACTCGCGTTCGCGCTGCGCCTCCTGCTCAACTCGCTCATCGACCCACGATGCTCGGTACGCGGAGCGGCGAACCTCGGTAAGCATCGATTCCCAAGGGCTCACGCTGACTTCGCCGTCCACGGGCATCTGCTGTCGTAGATCTCGGATCGCCACGGCAAAATTCTCACTTTCTGTAACCGGATTTCGGGCTTCGCCTTGCAGGGATTGCAGGGATTGCAGGGATACTTTGCATTGTTCTCTCTATACAGAACAACACTACTCCGTACACTGTATATTTACACACTCCTGAACTGGTTAGGTTTTATCCCTGCAATCCCTGCAAGTACCAGGTCAGAGGGTGTTTTATCCCTGCAAGCATCCCTGCAGTATCCCTGCAAGCATCCCTGCAAGGCCCCAAAATCAGCTCGCCTACTCTATGTAGCCTCTTCAGTACGCTACACACAGCTTCCAGCCGACAACTCTTTGAAGTCAAACACCCCAACTTGCAGGGATAGCTTGCAGGGATCGACCCCCGATCCCTGCAAGGTACCGACCCCCGTTTTCGTCACTCTGCGTAGTCAGAATTCGGAGCCGAGATAGGCCCCAGTGAGTACCGTCTGCTGCTTCCCCTGGATCGTGTGCCTCCCGTCGCCGAGTTGGCTCGGGTAGATGGCGAACAGTTCCCGGAAGAACACGTTTTTGCCCTTTTTGTGGTATCCCTCCGCCTCGCACCACGCCTCGTAAGCCCAGTACACGCTGTCCTTGGTGGCTGCGGAGCCCGCCTCGAACACAAGCCGATCCATGACGAACGCCTTAAGCGGGCTACCGGAACGGTCGGCCTTGCTCATGGCGTCCTTAACGTTCTCCCCCACGGTGAACTTCCCGTCGTTGGCCCACAGCCGGTCCGCGCCTTCCAGCGCCCAGTTGAGAATGCCGGTGAGTTCCGACCCGAGCTTGTGCTTCAGGTTTCGGTCCTCCTTGCCGTAGAACCCTTCGATCCTGATGGGCAGCGGCAGGAATCGACCGGCCAGCGCGCCCGTGGTGTCTCTGAGGTCGGGCATGGAGTTGGACATGATCATGAGACGCACGTCGAGTTTGGTGATGACCGGCGAGAGGTACTTGCGTTCCACGGTCACGGGGTCCTCACCCGAGATCATGAGGAGCTTTTCCACGATCGACGCCTCGGACTTCTCCATGCGCGCGTCACCGAAGATGGCAAGGCGCTTCCCGAGCATGTTAGACAGGCCGTACTTGTCGCCGAACGTGGACATGAGCGGATGGTCGACTTCGCTGCGACCGCCGAGCAGTTCCTCAAGCACCCACGCGGCTGTCCCCTTGCCGCAACGGCGCGGCCCGACAAGGACCAGGATCTTCTGCAGCGATGTCGAGCGTGTGAGGACGTATCCGAACCATTCCTGCAGGAGCCGCTGTGAGGCGTGGTCGTCAGGCCACAGCTCGTCCAGGAATTTCAGCCACAGCGGGCATTCGGCTTCGGGATCGTAGTCGACGGCCACGGCGGCATCGGTGAAGAACGCGGGTGTGTGCGGCATGAGCTGGCGAGCGTCCGCGCCTCCGGACGTGGGACACCACAGCAACCCGTTGGCGACGCAGGTGACCTCGTTGCCTGGTGTTTCGAGTTCCCGCGTCGCGGCGTCGTTGCCGATCCACGTTCCTGCGGACATGGTCTCATCGGGGCGAGAGGCAGCGGCGAGAGCGTCGGTGACCTCTTTGACACTCCGGTTGTTGGGGTCCCAGTCTTTGACCTCTACGCCTTTTCGCTGCGTCTCGTGCTGATAGGTGGCGTTGTCCATGAGCGCACGAACCATGTCGGGAACGGCGTACTTGTTGTCGACCTGCCCGAAGGGGCGGTATCGCCCTCCGGTTCGCTGGTCCCGCCAGATGTACCAACCGTCCCTCCAGTGCCTGAGGTGCACACCCTCGTCATCGGCGAGCATGTGCGCGATGAGACGCGCGACCGCTCCCGGCCTGTGGGGTCCAGGAACGGGCTCGCCGAAGTCGAGGCACCGAGGGAGGAGTTTGAGCGTGTCAGGGATGGTGATGTGCGTGGTGAGATGCCCGTCAGGGGTCATGGTGAGCTGGTCACCACCGGTGCTGGTGGGCACGGGTTCGGCGGGCTGCTTCGGTGCGAGTTCCCCGAGCATGTATTGTTGCAGGTCCAATTCGCTCATTTTGCCCATGTTGCCGTTGTTCGATGGCGTGGTATCGTTGTCCACGTACGTTCCTTTCGTTGTCGTTGCAGTCGACGCATGAAGTACAGCGGGATGGGAAACCCCCGGGCTCACACCCGGGGGTTTCTTGCTGCCTATGAGCTGTTGCCGCCAAGCCCGCTGATGGCCGAGGCAATTTCGGACATGCCCTCCCGAACGGCTTCGGCGATCTCGCCCAGGCCCGTTTCGATGGCGGGGCCGACCGGCGTTCCGGTGCCCTCCCCCGACATGGACATGCTGAGCATTTCCAGCCCCTCGGGCCCTGTGGTGCCGCCATGGGAGATCGAGCGGATAGCGGAAGCGATCCCCTCTGCGGGGTTTGTGGCGCGCGGACCTTTGATGCCCGCCATGATCTGGAGTGCTTCGATGATCTGCGCGATCTCGTCACCACTCAAGAGCGGCGACTGTTCGGAAATGGCTGACGAGATGTCTGAGGCACCGGCGAGGATGGATTCCCCTACGGGCGACCGGAGGTCGTTGCCCGCCAAGGCGACATTGCGTGCGTTCTCCATCCCCACGATCTCGCGGAGATGCATCAAAAGTTCTGTGACCTGCTCTTCGTTCACTGTCCCTCTTTCTCTTCGTTGCAGTCGATGGGTTCGAGCCGGTAGCCGAGCTGTCGAGCCTGCGCTTCGACCATCGTCAGGCGCTGACGCAGCTTCCCGTCTTCGCCGTGCTTCGCCCACCGGGCGTTCACGGCGTTGCGTGCCCTCTCGGACCGCTGCGCTTTGTTGAGTGCCACAGAGACTATCCTTTCGTTGTCGCCGTAGGCGCTGCGGCTTCCGGCTCGTTAGTGTATACACTACCACGACCCGGGCGGCTTCCGGCTCATGTAGGATAGAGCTGTGCCCCGGCTCCTCACCCGAAGCCGGGGCACTGTTGCGTCTAGGGATTGTGCCGGTACATCGGCTCATTATGGCAGATACCGGAGTCTTTCCACCCCATGCAGAACAGGTCGGGGCACGCGGGCCGCGAGTGGCTGATCGTGCCCATGCGGTCACCGAACCGGTCCAGCGTCTCACGCTTGACGATCGGCGCGACCGCAACCACAACGGCGCGGGCGTCGTCGGCGAAGTCATCAGGCGCGAGGCGGACGATACCGTCCCCATGAACCATGTTGTGGTGACGTGCCAGCGCGTTCGCGGCAGCGCGTTCGGCCTCTGTGAGTTCTTTGCCCATGTCATCGCCCCTCTTCGAACGGCCTGCGCTGCATGTCCCGCTTGGCGTTCTCTGTGCGCGTCTCGCGCTTGACGTCGCGCTTCGCGGCGCGATCGTCACGTGAGGTGCGGGTGGTCGGTTCTTTGCGTGCGGGGTTGGGCTGTCGGTCGTGGAACAGCATCTTCTAGTCCTCTTTCTTCCAGTCGGCACCACGAACGGTGTCGGGGGTTGAGTAGCCAGCAATGCCGAACATGGTTCGATCATCCCAGCCGTTCACAGCGGGGTCCGGGTACAGGTGCGGGGCGCTGGCCGCGCACCGGGTCACCGTGCAGCCCGGGGAGCACGGGTCGTATTCGTTCCCGTAGTCCTGGCAGTCGGGTGAACCGCTGAGTTCACGCTTCATCGCTCGTTCTCCACTCGTGCGGCTAGTTTCCGCAGCCGCTTCGCGCTTTGACGTGCTTCGACCAGCTCCTTACTGCTACCAGCGTGTTCGTCTAGGACTGCTGCGAACATACGCAGCGCCCACGCGGTGTCCTTTCGCTCTTTGTAGTCGAATTTCATCGTTCAGTCTTCTTTCTTGTTGTGGTTCATGCAGCGGCACTGCACGTGCACGCCGGGCGGCGCGGGAATCGCTCGATACGGTCCCCATCGTTTGCCGTCGAACACTTCGACCTTGCCGTCCTTGATGCGCACGGCACCCTCTTCGTCGGGAACGGGGTTTTCGTCGGTCATCGTTCAGTCCTCTTTCGTGTCGTCGTCAACAGGCACCAACCGATACCCGAGGTTCGAGGCCTGTGCTTGCAGCATGACCAGGCGTTGCTTCCGCTTGTCGGCGCTGGTCTTGCCTGCCCACCGCGCTTGCGCGGCGGTGCGGGCGCGTTCAACGCGTTGTTCTTTGTTCATCGTTCGCCTTCCGCTCCCCACGCTTCGATTTCCTCTGGAAGGAGGATGCCAGGCGTGGTTGCCCAGAGTTTGTCACTCATCGCCTTGCGTGCGGTTTCCGCCTGGGCGTACAGGCCCAAAAGCTCGTCAGGTGCGCACCAACCGGGTTCGCGTGCTTGGTTGCTATTCATGCTCTACCTCCTTAGAATGCATCCTACCACACGTTACCGGCTCGCCTGCCCGCCTCCCAGCCGGACTCAAACGTCCTACGTTGGGATGACTCATCATCATTCGCGCCGATCGAGAACATCACGGTCCGAAGCTCGGACCAGGCATCCTGAGCGCTCAAGGTGCCCATTTTCCCGAGCCGGAACGCGGCAACATTCAGTTCGTTGTTGCGGGTCCCTGGTGCCGAACTGCCGAGCCGGTCAAGTATCCGCTCAGCGGCTCGCTCAGCGGCCTTGCTGCCAGGTTCGTACTGCGGCTCGTCTCGCGCTTCGCGCTCAGGCTTGCGCGTCAGCTTCACGAGCCATTCGGGAGCCGGGACGATAACAGTACTCCGGATACCGCCCCTCGGAACGACTTGATAGCCGCCGCAGCCGGGAGCTTTCACGAGTCCCCCGATGCCCTTCACATCCAGGTTTGGTGCCAGGTGACCGGACGAGTCGCTGCGCACGCCGCCTTCGGCGTCCGCTGTCTCGTCCCACCGGAAATACAGGTGAGCCCCACCTGAGGGAGTGGCTACGGTCATGGTTCGGGTGAACTCTTCGACGCCAGCGCCGTTCGCCTTCGCGAGGTCGTGGAACACCTCGAATCCGTTGATCCCGTGCTTGGTATCAATGTCCAAGATCCACACGCCCGAGCCAGGGCCGGTGGCGATGCCGACCGGGCAGCCGGTGAACTCGCCGCCTGCCCACCACGCCCGGATCGTCGCCACGTCGGCCGTGGCCCTGGTCTTCCACCCCTCGATGGCAGGCCGCTTGGTTCCGGGAACCAGCGGGAACACACGGAATCCGAGCTGCGAGCAGGCGTACGCCACCGCTCCCGCGCTGGGAGCTTGGCCGCCTGCTGCGGTGTCTTCGAAGCGAGTGCTTGCCATCCTTCATCCTCTCATCGTTGGTCTTCGTTGTTCTAGTCTACGCCTCATGCTACTCTTGCGGTAGTCGGGGAACCCCGTTGACGATTGTGAAGATCGAAAGATGATGAAGGGACACACCATGAGCAACACTGACATGGGGATGTATGAGGACCCTGCGGTCCTCAAGGCGATCCGCGAACACCTTGCCGAGCAGGCGCGCGAATCTCACCAGGACGACTGGTACGAAACCGACGAACGACACGAAGATGAGGGGAACTAGCATGGATGTGTATCGAGATGATGAAGCGTGCGAGGCTGCGGTCAAGGGCTGGGACAATGGCGAAGGACCCCTGGACGTGGTTTCGGACGAGTTCGCAGAGTTCGCTGCCGAAGAGTGCGAATACGACGACCCCACCGTGAAGGACTTCACCGTTTCCGGTCAGGCGTTCACCGGGCGTGTACTGGGCTTCGGGTCCTCCCGCCACCGGAACGGAACCCACAATGGACACATGCCGGGTACGGTGCTGCCGCGTGGCCAGACGTGCTCCGCGTGCCGTTGGGCCGACGTGGCGATCATGGGCGTGAACACTGACGACAACGTTCCGATGTTCCTGGTACTCACCATCGGCAAGTCCACGATCCCCGGTGAGGACCAGCGGGTGTCGACCACGTGGACGCCGGATGCGCTCGAAGTCCTCAAGTCGCTGTACGTCAAGAGCAAGAACGGGCACCCGCCGAAGATCCCGCTGCCGAACGCCGCCGCGTTCCGTGCCGCAGCCGCCGTGGACAAGTCGCTTGACCGCATCCTCGAAAAGTTCGAGGACATGGTGCCGTTGGTGCCCGAGGATGACATCTTCGCGTGACACCGGCCCCATGTTGCACAAACGGGCGCACCATGGTAGGTTTGACAAGTCTCTCCAATGCTTTCGGGCGAAGGAACTCGGTGCTTACCGAGCGGGAGCAGTCTTAGAGGGGTGGGACTGCTCCCGACAACAACACCCCGCGATCACGATCAAAGACGGAAGGACACATCATGTACGACTTTGAAGCGGAACCTACCAAGCGTGACCAGCTCGTGCGCGGGCTGCAAAGCGCTGCCGCTTTCCTGCACTACGCAGTAGACCTCCCGTTGAACGTCGGACGGTTCGACATCACGTATTGCGTGATCAACGATGACCAGGGAGCGGCCCGAGCTGAGTTCGAAGACCTGACCGCGATGCTTCGCGCCGAGGTCGAGGGGGATGCTACCGCGTGGTTCGTGGAGACTGACGACGTTGAGCATGAGGGTACGGTGCAGCACTCGACGCGCCTCGTGTTCCGGGGTACCCCGGTTGCGTACCAGGTGCTGTGGATCGAGAAGACGGAAGAGGCCGGACAGTGAAGCTTACGCGCGAAATCACCGTGACCCCCGCTTACGACTGCATTCGGGTCAAGCCTTGTGTGCACGGTTCCGAAGTGTGCTCAACCATCCCGGGACGCAACCACGGCATCCACTACGCCGAGATGCGGATGCACCTGGGAACCGAGAACCACGAAGTGGTGCTCACGGTCAACACCGGTTGGTACCTGCCGCAGACGCCGAACAGGTTTGACCGCAGCTCGGAGCGCATGGGTTCGTCGGTCGGGTGGCACTCGCGCCACGACATGCCGGAGACGGAAGCGTTCATGATGTCCGATCCGAAGAAATGTCCCCGTGGGTGGGAGATGTGCTACGCAGACATGGCGTACATCCTCGCGGATGAAGGCGCTCTGCTCCTCGTCACCGAAGGCACCGATGCAGTGTGGGCGTGGCTCGAAGAGCTGTACAACGATCGATTCGAGAAGACGGGAGACACCGAAGATGAGTAACCGATACCGAGGCCCGATCGCTACGCAGGGGCCGAACGACAACTGCAAGTCAGGGTGTCACAACTACGCTTACCACTGCGGTCGATGTGGCGGGTGCTCCGGGTACCAGGGGCACTACTACCTGCATTGTTCAGTCACACTCACCCCACGCGAATTTCACCAGTGCTGCCCGAATGACTGCGAACTAGAGAGGAGCAACGATGAGTGACGAACTGAAAGACTTCCGTTACTACGCGGACAAGGCCGAAGCGTGGCTAGAAACCACGTGGAAAGAGTCACCAGGCAACGACATTGGGCATTCCATTCATAAGGCCATGGTGTACGCCGAACTGGCGAAAGCCGCGCCGAAGGCCGAATCTGAACCAGTGCTGCCGTGCAACGTCAGCCTGCATGGATACCTTGACGGCAAATACACCGGGGCATCGAAACCGTGCATCTTTGTGAAGGGACACGCAGGAGAACACCGGACCGGTGACGGGGTGTTCTTCACGGGACTCGACAACGCAAACTTTCCCGGGCTGGGAGGAAAGTAGATGACTGACGACAAACCGAAGCTCAACGGCTGCGCTATCGCGGTGCTGTGCGTGCTTTCCCCGTTCGCGCTTGCTGCTGCGGTTCTCGTGTTGTGGATTCTGTTCGAAGCCGGACAGTGGATCGGCAGACAGTGATGTCCAATAGAACCTACTGCGACGGCTGCGGTTGCACTTTGGGTGTCGAGCAACGCCCCAATTGGTGGCATGCTGCGTTCATGGGCGACACCATCCGAAACAGCAACGGTGAGATCATGGACGTTACTGGTCTCACAGCACCAGGCAACCGGCAGTACATTGTCAGATTGCTACAGGCAGACCTGTGCATCCCGTGCATGTCGAAGACACAAGGAGAGACGACGTGAGCGAACCCAAGGAACTCATGACACCGAGTGAGGTAGGGGAGGCTTTGCGTGTTGACACCAAAACAGTCACGCGCTGGGCGGAACGAGGACTGCTGTTCTCGATCAAGACGCCAGGCGGACACAATCGTTTTCGAAAGGCCGATATCGAGGCGATCATGAACGGCGAAACAGAAAGCTAGATAACGTGTCAGACCCGGTGTCGATGGGGCACCGGGTCTTTCGCTATGCTGGACAGACCGCACAAACCTTCGCAAGGAATCCGCCGTGATTTGGTCTGCCCTTTTTGTCCTCGGTTACACCATGTTCGCCATTGGCGCGGGTGTCATGCTGTTCAATACCGTATCAACCGTTATGGGCTCCATGCCCGAATCCCAGCACCGCAACACCACCGAAGATGAGATCTGGCGTGACCTGCTCGTTACGGTCGGCATTGCCGCGCTCTGGCCGGTTACGCTTCCCCTATGGCTGGCTAGCCGAGCCGCTGCCAATGCTGTAAGCTAGAGACACGTACACGGGTGCCCTTCGGGGCTCCCGTTTCAAGATCGAAGATGAAAGGACTAAAGATGCTCGAAGGCGTACAACTCCACCTAGTCGAGACGATCGAGGACGTGAACGCTTGCCTTGACTGGCTTTCCAGCCAAACCGGAACGCACATCGGGTGCGACACGGAGGGTACTGGGCTCGACACGATCCATGACCGCGTTCGCCTGGTTCAGTTCGGCGACGAACAACACGGGTTCAGTATCCCCATCGATCGTTGGTGGGGTCTCATCGCGGAAATCATTGAGCGGTGGGCGCGTGGTGGCGGAAAGTTCGTCTTTCATCACGCCAAATACGACATTGCGATGCTGCGAAACCACGACATCAACATTCCGCTGCACCTCATTGAGGACACGATGATGCTGGCGCACATTGCCGATCCTAGCGTGTCTATCGGGCTCAAACAGCAAGGGGCTAAACATGTCGACACGCGCGCGGCCGTCATGCAGCAGCAGCTTGATGAAGTCATGCACTCCGGCGGGTACACGTGGGCCACAATCCCTGTCGCGGCTACCGGCCCTTGTGCTGTGTATTGGCTGTACGCCGCACTTGACCCCATTATCACCATGCGACTCTGGAACCACTACCAGTCGACGCTGCGTCAGGCACCGAAGGCGTATGACCTCGAACTTTCGGTGAGCTGGGTTGCGGAGAAGATGCAGCGACGCGGAGTCTGCGTGGATCGTCCGTACGCTGAGGAGAAGCGCACCGAGCTGATGAGCGTGTTTGAGGACTGCACCCGTCGCGGCCGTGATGAGTTCGGCGTCGACCTCAGCTCCAAGAAACAGGTTATCGCCCGACTCGAACGAGATGAAGCGAAGCTGTGGAAACGTACACCCAGCGGCAACGACTGGGCGTTGGACAAGGAAGCGCTTAAGGGCGTTGACCACCCGCTAGTCCAGCTGTTGCAACTGCGCACCCGCGTGGAAAAGCTGGGGTCGACATACCTGCGAAACTTCATCGAAGGCTCGGCGTTCGATGGGCGAATCCACGCCAACATCAACACGCTGGGGTTCAAGGAGGCTGATGCCGGGGCCATGGGCGTCAAAACGGCGCGTATGTCGATGAGCGAACCGAACTTGCAGAACCTTCCGCGGGCGGACAAGTCGGACCCCTTGAGCATCATCGTGCGCAACTGCATCGTGTCGAGCCCGGGGCACTCGTTCCTGTTCTTCGACCTTGACCAGATCGAATTGCGGTTGCTCGCGCACCTCTCGCAGGACCCTGGACTCATTGAGGCGTTGCTCGCCGACGATGACTTTTTCATGTTGCTGATGCGGAAGGTGTATCAGGACGAGTCACTGCTGAAGTCCGATCCGCGGCGTTCGCCCATTAAGTCGTACATGTACGCAACTAACTACGGTGCGGGACTTGACAGGCTCGCTACGACCACGGGTAGACCGCTAGCGGAGATTGAGAAACTGGACAAGGGCATCAATGCCTCATATCCGGGAATCAAGCAGTTTCACACGGGGGTGTACAACGCCGCTATGAGGCGCTATCGAGAGGAAGGGACTGCGTACGTTGTCTCGCCTATGACGGGACGACGGTACGCCAGCAAGAACCTGAACAAGCTGTATCAGTTGGTCAACCACTTGATCCAAGGTTGGGCTGCGGAGATCTTCAAGACGATGGCACTCGAACTGGACGCGGCGGGACTCGGCGACTATCTGGCCCTGTTCATCCACGATGAGATCGGCGCTGACGTGCCTGATGCGATGTTGCCGGAGGCTATCGAGATCATGTCTTCGGTCATGAACAACGACAAGATACTGTCCCTACCGATTACCGCAGGCGGGGCATGGGCCAAGAAATGGGGCGAAAAGCATGACATCTAGTAACGAGTACGTGATTATTGGTATCGACCCCGGTCTCATGACCGGCGTGTTCACATGGCGATCGGGAAGGGAGCGATCGTGGTTCGAAGGTATGCACCTTGAGGCAGAGACGTTCCCACGGCAATTCTGGAACGAACTACGCAGGCAGTCACGGGGTGTCAAACCGGATAACATCCACATGGCGATCGAACGCTACATCATCACGCCGAAGACCGCGAAGCTCTCGCAGCAGACCGAGGCGCTTGAGGTCACCGGCATGGTGAAGGCGATCGCCGCGCTTCACGGCGTGAGCGACGTTCGCCAGTACGCGAAGGCGAATCTCAAATTCGCCAGTGACGACATGCTGAAAGCTGTCGGGTGGTCAACACCCGGGATGCGTCACGCCAACGACGCCGCCAGGCAGGCGTTCGCGATCCTCAAGGATGTGGACTATCCCCGCTGGTCAGAACTGGTGCGGAATGCTAGTATGGAACCTACGACGGAAGGATGAACGATGAATGAGATCTATGCCGAACTCGGCGAAGACGACCGGATCACCCTGTTCAGCCGCAAGGCGAACGGGGATCCCGACGAAACGCTGTGGAACGACTCTTATCAGATCAAGATGATCCCTGGTAAGAAGTGGGACCGCAAGGCAAAGCGCTGGACGCTTCCGAAGTCGTATGCCGCGTGCATCGTGCTGCGCGAGCTGTTCGGGGACCGCATCGTTGTCGAACCGGAGCTTGCCGCTTGGGCGCGTTCTGAGCGGGAGCGTCGTAACGAAGTGCTGTCACTGCGTGAAGCGTTGTCGCTCGCAGGTAGCTCCGACTACACCAATGGGCACGACAACATCCTGTATCCGTTCCAGATCCCCGGGCGTGACTTTCTGGTCAAAGCACGCAGTGTGCTCCTGGGGGATCAAATGGGAGTTGGCAAGAGTTTTCAGACATTGTCGGCTGTTCGTGCTGTCGACATGATCGGAGAGGCTTACCCTGTTCTGATCGTCTGCCCCAACTCCCTGAAACGGAACTGGGAACGCGAGATCAAGCGGTGGCTTCCTGAGGCGAACCCGTTTGTCATTCAGGGCAGTGCTGCGAAGCGCCGCGTGCAGATCAACGAAGCAGCCGAAGCCGACAATGCTGTCATCATCGTGAACATCGAAGCGATGAAGTTGCATTCCCGTCTGTCCCCCTACGGTTCGACGCGCCTCAAGCGCTGTATGGAGTGCGAGACGAAGACGCAGCCGGGAACACCGGACTTGAAAGAGTCCGCTTGCGAGGTACACGAAAAGGAACTGAACCGCATCCCGTTCAAGGTGTGCGTACTCGATGAAGCACACAGGGTGAAGGACCCGAACGCCTTGCAGACGCGCGCTATCTGGAACGTGTTTCACGGTCCGACTGTCGAATACCGCTGGGCGCTCACAGGTACGCCGGTGGCGAACCACCCTGGTGACCTGTGGTCGATCGGGCACGCTATCGCGCCTGACGTGTTCCCTTCGAAGTCCGCCTTCATCGACCGTTACGCCCGGATCGAGTACAACCACTTCGGCGGCATGTCGATTGTCGGCCTCAAGCCCGAGACGAAAGAGGAGTTCTTCAAGATCCTTGACCCGCACTTCCGCCGCATGATCAAGGCCGATGTACTCAAGCAGCTGCCCGACAAGGTGTTCATGCGACGCGATGTCGAGATGAGCCCCAAGCAGGCGAAGGCGTACAAGGACATTGCCGAACGGCTCGTCACGGTGCTTGAGGACGGAACGGTTCTCGTCGCCAACGGGAACCTTGCGGGGGCGACCCGACTGCTGCAATTCGCGTCCGCATACTGTGAGGTCGACCAGGGGGAGACTCCTGAGGACCCCGCCACGTGGATCGTGTCGCTTACCGACAGCCCGAAATCCTCGAAGATCGATGAACTCATGTCGATCATCGAAGACGAGCCGGGCAAGCCCATGGTCATCGCTGCTGAGCACCGGCAGCTCATCGACCTCGCGGCCACGCGGATGACCGATGCCGGTATCCCGTTCGCTCGGGTGACCGGTGGCGTGTCAGGGGATGAGCGTGACGCAGCAGTGCAGGCGTTCCAGGATGGCAAGATCGACTACATCCTGCTGACCTACAAAGCCGGTGGCGTCGGGCTGAATCTGACGCGCGCTGACACCATGGTTCGGCTTCAACGATCCTGGAGCGCCATCGACAATAACCAGGGCGTCGATCGCATCCACCGCATCGGCTCCGAAGTGCATGACAAGGTGACGATCATCGACCTGGTGGCCGCTGGCACGATCGAAGAGACGCAACTCGAAAGACTGTACGACAAAGCGGAACGGCTTGAGGAGATCGTGCGCGACCGCGCTAAGCTCCTCGCGCTGGGCAAGACCACCGATGATCTGGACGCGGAAGCGGCCCGGATCGAAGCAACCGGATTGATGGGGGACTGATGCCACCGAGCATGAACTACTCTGACCCACGGGCAACGCCCGAGTACATCGCCAAAGAGAAGAAACGCAAGCGCATCGCGAACCTCAGAACGTTCGTGGAACGCTGGGCACCGAGGTACGAGGCCGAAGTGAAGGAGGAGAGGGAACGTGCGAAGATTCAGCCAGAGTGAGTTTAAGACGTTCGCCTGTGCTCGCAGGTGGTGGTTGAGTGACTACAGACGCTTGTCGCCGGTCGCGCTCAACCCTTCGGGGCCGCTCCGGTCCGGCAGTCGCGTGCACACCGGATTGGAGGCGTTCTACGGGCCGAACCCTGAGGCGTACCTTGATGTACTCAAGGCCGCCCAGGATGCCGACTGGCAGGCGTATCTGGAGAACTGCGCCGAACTGGGTGTGTATCCCGATGTGGAGGTGTCCAAAGCCTTTGACAAGGACTGTGAACTCGAACGCGCGATGCTGGAAGGCTACGCCGATTGGGTTGCCGAGTCCGGCGTCGATGCCGGTATCGAGTTCACCGCGATTGAGGAGATCGTGTCGGTTCGCGGTTCGGAGTTCGCGCCTGAGATCGTGGAGCGGTTCGGTGAGTTCGAAGTCGTCGGCAAGTTGGACGCTCGCGTGCTTCGGCTGATGGACGGCGCGCGGAAGTTCGTTGACCACAAGACGGCAGCTAGCCTCACCTCCGCGCTGAGTACGTTGCACATGAACCCGCAGATGCTCCACTACGCGTGGCTGGAACGCATGACGCAACCGGCTGGCACGTGGAGCGACGGCGCGTTGTACAACGTCCTTAAAAAGGTCAAGCGCGGCAAGCAGGCGAAACCGCCGTTTTATGACCGGTTCGAGGTAAACCACAACGACGACCAGATCGCCTCGTACGAACTGCACATGAAGCGGAAGATCACGAAGATTTTCGAACTTGAGGCGTTGCTCAAAGACGCCACGGTCGAAGAGCAGGCGCACATCGCTGAGCCGAGCCCTGACGACACCTGTTCTTGGCGGTGCCAGTTCTTCACGCTGTGCCCAATGTTCGATGACGGGTCACGAGCTGAGGACATGGTGCGGGAGGAGTTCAGCGAGCGTGACCCGCTTGCCCGCTACGCCGCATGATATAATTCAGACCTAGGACAAAGGGAAAGGATGCAATGACACAAGACAGAAACCCGCGACACAACGCGACATTTCTCGTCTACGCCGAAACTAAGCGCGGCAAGTCGACGCTTGGGGCGAGCTGCCCCGGGCCGGTGCTCGCGCTCGACGCGGAGGGGAGCTGGAACGCGTTCGAGGGGCGTAAGAACCCCAACAACCCGAACCAGCCCTACCGCGTCGTGTGGTGGGACCCCAAGGAAGCGCCACCGAAGGCGGACGGGACTTGGGACATCTGCGTGGTCGACGTGCTCCGATGGGAAACCGTCGAGCAGGTCATCGGGTGGACTATCCAGCCTGACCACCCGTTCCAGTCGATCGTTGTCGACTCGGTGACGCAACTCCAGAAACGCTGCAAAGAAGCGCTGCCCGGTTTCCAGTCCGGGAACCAGCAGTATTCGGACTGGGGTCAGCTCCTGACCCGCATGTCCGAGAAGGTGCAGCGGTTCCGTGACATGGTGAAGGACGTGCGCAACCCGTTCCGGGTCGCGGTGTTCACTGCCGAAGGTGACCTTCGGTCGGACGGCAAGTACGTACCGAACATGGAGGGCGCGCTTCGAAAGGGCATCGCCTACTGGATGAACACCACGGCTTGCCTCACGGTCAAGCAGGTCCCGAACGCGGATGGCATCATTGCCGCTGACAGCCCGTTGGTTCGCTCGCTCATGGTGAAGCCGAACCCGAACTACATCACCGGTTCGCACTTCGAAGACCGGTTCGAGAACAACACCGTTGAAAACCCCAACATCACGAAGATGATGGGCCAAATCTTCCCCGGCTTCGTGCCGGAGTAAGGAACACAGAACATGACTACTGTCCCGTGGGATGTCCTGGTCGCTAAGGCGAAGGAGAACGGACACACTGAGGTCGCCCCCGTGGGTGTCTACCAGTGCCGGATCGAGTCGGCCGAAGCCGGGGAGAACCAGAACGGCAACGCTTTCATCGAGACTCGACTCAAGATCACCGAAGGCGAGCACGCCGGTAAGCGTCCGACGACGTTCTACCACAAGATTTACCAGACCGAGAAGACGATCAACATCTTCATGCAGAACATGAAGGCGTTCGGCATCACGGACGAAACCGTCTTGCAGCACCGGCCCACCCTTGACCAGGTGGCGCGTGCGATCATCGGCAAGACCGTGACGGCAAAGACCAAGGTTGCCACGGACAACCGGAAGAACAACGAGGTCAAGATGGACCGCGAAGGCAACCCTCAGGTCGAGGTGAGCTGGTCTTTCAGCGCTCCGCGTGACGGCGCTATCGCGGTTACCGAGTTCCCCCCGGTCGGTGGCGGCGCTCCCGCTATGACCGGTGGCAGCACGATCGACCCCGGTTTCTAGAACACCCAAGGGGCTCCCAACTGGGAGCCCCTTTCACTCTTTGGAGGTACCATCATGTACGTGGCAACGAATCGACAGAAGCCGAAGAACGCCTTCACCAAGCGTGCGGAAATGCAGCGGAAGGCCGAAGAGCCTGCGCCCAAGGCTGCGCCTCGTGCGACGCCCACCCCGGTGGCGGAGCCGAAGCCTGACCTCGAAGCGATGAAGGCTGCCGCTGCGGAAGCGGCTTCGCTTATCCACGCCGTGGATTTGGGCCCGGGACCGGAGTCGTTGACGCTTGACGACCTCATCGAAGAGACGGAGGACGCCGGACCGGGGCATGACGCGGAGGTCGAGCAGCCAGAGCCCAAGCGCGGCCGTCCGATGTCCGCCGCGGTGGCGAAGCGGAACGCTACTATCCTCCAGTTGCTCGCCGAGAACCCGGAAGGGCTGTCGAAGCCGCAGCTCGCCTCGGAACTCAAAGAGAAGGAAGCGAACGTGTACACCTCGCTGCGCCGTCTCCAGAGTGACGGGAAGGTTCGGATGGAGAACACCGAAGGCACCAAGTACCTGTGGTACCTGGTCTGATCTGCGGAGACGTTCAGGGGTACCCCGGTGTTGACAGCATCGGGGATACCTGTTAGGCTTAGGACATCGCAAGAAAGAACAACGACAGAGGATGCAAAATGACCTGGACTTTCATGTACAATCACGCGTCATGTAACCAGTGCAAGCAACTCCAGATGGATGCCATCCTCAAGGCTAGCGCTGAAAATCGCGACAGCGCAGGTTACGCCAGCGGTGACCACGGGGCAATTGCCACGCGGAAGACCACCGAAGTCAAGTAGTATCAAGTCCGGACTTCGGTCCGGCACATAGCGGGTTAGAGGAGTCCGGTTGTCCTCGTCAGTCTCATAAACTGAAGACCGCAGGTTCGAATCCTGCACTCGCTACGGTGTGTTTAGTCCGTACACCATAAGTCGACAGCGCTTAACCAGCGTCACGGACTCAGGTTCGGTCGGGTAGCTCCCGATGCGGATACAAAGGCCCCGAGTGGTTTCGGGGTAGCGTTTCTAGCTCAGTTGGCAGAGCACCAGGTAATGGAGGTGCGGGGTTCGAGTCCCCGGGAACGCGCGAGTCTGCTAGGCACATGAGGATTTGCTTATGGAGGGCGCATCGTCAACGTCTAGCAGACGCAAGCACCGTTAGCTCAGTGGAACGAGCGGCTGTCTTACAAACAGCGGGTCGGGGGTTCGAATCCCTCACGGTGTACGGGACGCCGGATGTCGCGACGTTGGTATAGGCGGGTTAAGTGCCGTCATGTGGTTTTGGTGTACCACATCTCCAAACATCTGGGAGGGTGAGTCTTCGCGAGGCTTGTTCTC